GAATGGTTGCGTGACGGTCTGACTCCCGTATTCGTTATGTGCAAGGTAGAGTCAGAGGTGCCGGGTGGGGAAACCGGCCCACGAACGATACATAGAGTGCGGGTGTCGTATAACGGCATTACCCAAGATTTCCAATCTTGTGATAGGGGTTCGATTCCCCTCGCCCGCTTTTGCTTTTACACAATGGAGAATAACATGAGCAAGTTTTTTCAGACAATTTCAAAGGTATTCTATCTCTTAGCGATTCTGTCGATCGCTTTGTCGGTGTATGTCTACCAGAACGATTCAACACTTGGTATCTTCATCGGTCTTTGGGTTCCTACTCTTCTTCTGCTTGGACCGACATGCCCCTGGGCTAATCGGTATGAGTAGACAACACAGCGCGGGCAAAGGTGACTCTCCCCGCAAAGTCGATATGCAAAAGTATCGAGAGAACTACGAGAAGATTTTCGGAAAGAAAAAGAAGAAGACTTCGAGTAAGAAGAAGAAGGGATAAAACCCTTCTTCTTTTTTTGTTGACATAAGTAATTAAGAGTGTATAATATACACGAAAGGATCATATACATGGCTAAGAAGAATCTCAGTGCGACCGAACGAACGAAGATGATCAAGAGCGGGAAGACTAAGGCTCGGAAGAAGAACAAGTACGGTCGGTTCGGGCGCGGGCGTAAAAACTAAGCAACTACTATCAACACTAAGCATTTGCCACGCAAGAGCTTACAGAGCGCCCGTAGCTCAGTTGGATAGAGCAACGGACTTCTAATCCGTAGGTCATAGGTTCGAATCCTATCGGGCGTGTATAAATAAATGGGTAAGATTTTTACAAGGAGAAACAAATGGAAAATCTAGAACTCACCACATCTCAAATCCTCGGAACCGTCTTCTACACAGTCTGTGTATTCGTCGCCGGTTCATGGCTTGGTCCTACGTTCTGGGGCTGGGTTGGCAAATTTATGCCTTGGAAGAAGGACTGAGATAGAACTTTCAGAGTGTAGCACAGCTTGGTAGTGCGCTGCATTTGGGATGCAGAGGTCGTAGGTTCAAATCCTATCACTCTGATTTTTGGTTATGATTACACAACGACGACTCAATCGGTTTCTTGACACAGGAAAAGAACAGTGTTTGACGATCGAAAGATCGAAGAAGCATTGTTCGCTGATTATACATAAGAATAACATTGTTGCCGTAGGTATCAATCAATTCAAGACACATCCAAAAGCCAAAGAAATCGGTTACAGATATGATGAGGTGCATTCGGAATTGGACGCTCTACTTCGATGCAAGCAAAGAAGAAGTCTCACTCTGTTGAACATTCGTTTCAATAGATTTGGAGAAATGCGTCTTGCAAGGCCTTGCCATCTCTGTATGCCTTGGTGTAAAATGATCTTCGATTCGATCTATTACACCACACCTGATGGTGTAGTCAAACTGGAGTACTAAATGATATTTGAACTAAACCAAAATTCCTTCTCGAAGATGGTAGAACAGAAGGTAATCAAAACGAAATGCGAATACATGGAAGCTGTTCTCGATCTATGTGAACAACTAAACATCGAACCGCAAATCGCAGCGAAGTTTCTCACGAAGCCAATCATTGAGAAGATACAAGTGGAGGGTGCCTCACAAAATCTATTACCGAAACAAAACAAATTACCATTTTGATATTGACAAACACGAAATTTCAACTATACTTTAAACACACGAAATAAGGAGACATAATATGTCATTCAAGGATCTCAAAAAGCGTTCAAACACTTCCATCGAAAAGCTCAATGCCGAGATGGAGAAGCTCAACAAGGGTGGCGAATCGTACAAGGACGATCGGTTCTGGCGCCCATCACAGGATCAGGCGGGTAACGGATACGCCGTGATTCGTTTCCTTCCGCCTTCGGATGGAGAAGACCTGCCGTGGTGTCGTCTGTTCTCCCATGCGTTCAAGGGACCAGGCGGTTGGTACATCGAGAACTCGCGTACGACTCTCGGTGACAAGGATCCCGTGTCAGAGATGAACACTCGTCTCTGGAACAGTGGTCTGGAATCGGACAAGGATATTGCTCGGGATCGTAAGCGTAAGCTGAACTACATCTCGAACATCTATGTTGTGTCCGATCCGTCAAACCCAGAGAACGAAGGAAAGGTTTTCCTTTACAAGTATGGCAAGAAGATTTTCGACAAGATCAACGAGGCCATGAACCCTGAGTTTGAGGATGAGAACGCAGTCAATCCGTTCGACTTCTGGGCAGGTGCTAACTTCCGACTGAAGATTCGTAAGGTGGCTGGTTACACCAACTACGACAAGTCCGAGTTTGAGCAACCATCTGCTCTACACGAAGACGATGAAGTGCTTGAGAAGATTTACAACTCGCAGCACAAGCTGAATGAGTTTACCGATGCTTCCAACTTCAAGTCTTATGAAGAACTCAAGGAGAAGCTCGACAAGGTTCTGACTGGAACCGAGTACGCTTCCAAGGCAGAGAACACTCGTCTCGACGATGAGTATGAAGAGCGAACTTCACCTAGCATGCCCGAAAAGGCGGCTTCTTCGGCACCGACGATTGAGCCGGAGGAGGAGGACGATGCGATGTCCTACTTTGAACGCCTTGCGAACGAGGGTTGACCAACCCTTAAGGTGAAGGAGAGGGGTCTTCGGACCCCTCTTTTTTTTATGCAAGTCTAAATCCAGAACCAAAGATACCAGCGATTGAATCCGATTGTCTTCTCTCTGGTGAGGTATAGACAGTGGTGGAAGAAGCGTTAGTAATGGTATCTCCCTGACGAATATTTTGTGATATTTGCCCCTGTCCAGTTTCTTTAATTTCTGTTTGTAACTCTTTTGATGTTACTTCGGATGTTTCAAGATCACTTGCACCTACATTCACACTACCCATCAATTCTGGTTTTGGTGTGATTTGAATGACATGCCTTAATCCAGCGTCATCATTGTGTGTTATCACTTGGATATCTGTGACTTCTTTTAATTGTTCGTCTGAAGCCGCAGAGAATGCTGGATTGGTTTTTCTGAAAGTTTCGTATGCTTCTGTTATTGAGTCCCTGTCAAACTCTGTTCGATCATATGAAGAAACAAATTCGTTTCTTCTTTTCATTAATTCATTTTCTTCATCTGTATACGTTGGTCGTGAGACACCAAATGCACCAAATCCCGGAGTTGCACTAGTACGACTTATATACTCAGAAAGTTTCTTATCCGCTTTTATCAAAGTTTCTGTTTCTTCTTGTGTCAGGCTGTCTAAGAATTCTTCCTTTGCAACTTGTTTAAGAACTCTCTCACTTGTAATGGAATCTGAGGCTACAGTTACTGTTGCTCTTCTGTTTAGTCTATTTTCTCTTTCCTGTTGAAACTCTTCTTCTGTTATTAGAGGTTCTAAATTCTCTCTACTGAATATTTGTTTTGCTTGAGCAACTGTAACCGTTTCCAATGACATGGTAGATGGATTTAATATAGAAACTAATTGATCCTCTTCCTTAGATGAAAGAACCGTTTGAGTTTTTTCATTTTCTTCGAGTAACATCGTTACTAATTCTGCTTGTGTCCCGCTGAATCCTCTCCCGAACAATCTTCCTTCTTCCCTTTGTTTATCTAATGATCGTTGTTCTGATAACATCGTCTCTGTTTCTTTTTCGATATTAACAAGGTCTTGTATACCTTCGAATATTTTATATGCTAAGACTGCGATGGTTGCACCCAAAGCAACAACACCAAGAACCGCAGCAATTGGACCCAAAGCTGCCATTAAAGTTGTTCCTAATCCGCTCAACAATCCTCCAAGAGAACCCAAAATACCACTGAAGGAAGCTAATAAAGCCTTTGGATCTTTGAAGAAACCGAGAAGAGTACTAAAAATACCTTTAGATTCTTCTTGATCTTCTTTTATACTTTCTGTACCCTCTACGATCTTTTCTTGTTTTCTAGAATTTTCTCTTTCGTTTTCTAGACGATCTAATTTATCGAATTTTTCATTTGATCGTCCTTCCATCAGTATTTGTTTTATTCCTTCTAGTGTCGAGAGCATTTGCACAAATATATCAGAGTTTGTATTGTTATCCTCTGGTGTTTCTATGATCTCATTTTTCTTTCGATTTTTTTCTGTCGGCGTTCCTTCCATGTCTGATATGTCAGAACCATCAGAACCTAAATTTTCAATGTTTAATTGTTTCTTTAATTGTTTTGCTTCTAATATTCCCTTCAAATCTTTGAAGATACCCATTCCTACTTGAACTTCTCTTGGTAAGAACCTAGAAAGATTAAATCTACCGATGGTTTGTTCTTTTATATAAGAACGAAATGAAGCTGGATCGTTTTTGGTTAAATTCTGTTCTCTCTTTTTTTCACTTGCTTGTTTAGCGAGAAGTTGATTTAACTTCTTTATCTCTTCTGTGTTCTTTTTTCGAGAGTTTGTGTTTTCAGTTGTTGATGGGTCGGCCATTCTTACATACCTTTATTTTTTCTTAATCTTTGTTGTTCTTTCTGTTCTCTGATCCATTCTTGCAGTAGGATTATGTAAATTTCTCTTTCAAACGGCCACATTTCCTCTAGTTCTGTCAAGGAATAATTATGATGTTTCATCAAGGCAAAATTCAATTGATAATAGTTGGATATCGATTCGTGGGATAGGATCAGATAAAAAAATCTTGTATATCCTTAACCTCCAGTAACTTCTCTTCGGTTGGACATGAAACTTTATCTTGATATATTAAATATGGAGTAGAGTCAAAAAACTCTTCGAGTAATTTTATTTTATCGACTGGGAAATTACTAACGAAATCTTTTAGTTCTTCAAAGTCCACATCTTTCGGATCATATACTGTGTCGTTGTCCGCAATTGATTTGATACTTCTAGCAATTGTTTCGATGATCAATTCAATGTGGTTTTCTTTCGATAACGACATTACATCTTCAATATTGAGAAGTCCCAGTTTAACAACAATTCCATCTGCAACATTGAAACTTTTTTCTGTTGTGTTTTTTGCATTCATGCACTTGATGTTATCAACATCAAACTCTACATCTATTTTTGTCCCACATGGGCATGTATATTTCGCTTTGACTTTATCACCAACGGAAAGTGATCTGAGTTGAAGACATATGAACATAAAATCTGCTAAACACAGTTGCGAAATATCAATGTCTGTGATCATACAAGATTCTATTAGTGTTCTAAATTCTGATAACATAAAGTTATCTACTTCATTTTTTTCTAAAACTTTTGATTGTTCAACAGCTAACAAAAGATTTTTCTGTTCCTTGACAGTGAAAGGTCTGATCTTTACTTTCTTTTTTAATACTGGTAGTTTTATTTCTACCTGTTTTAATGCAATCGTGGGTAAACTCATAATATCTCCATGTTATCGAATGAAGTCAGGATTGAAATCGCTTCCTGCGTTGAAAGACGATGTTGGATCATCTATCGAACCAATACCAACATTTGTACTGCGAAAAGTGATCCATTTTCTATAAGAGAATGAAACACTGTATCTAACATAATCATTTTGTGCGGTATTTGTCATTTGAATTTCAGTTAAGGACTCAGGCCAGACATCAAATAATTTGTATGTAATTGGACTGCTTTCCATTTCGAAATCGTTTTTTAATTTTGTTTTTGTTCTGATTGATATTTCAATTTCTTTTGCAACATAATCGTCTTGGAATTGAACTAAATTATCTGCATTAGAAATTACAGCTTCGTGCCATCCGTGTATGCTATCAAAGACCCTATCCTTTTTTCTCAACAGAACGGTAAAATTTATTTCGCCTGGGAAGGTAGAAACATAAGGAAAGTTTCTAAGAGGTCCACCATAATATACTGGTTGTTTTGAATACGTTTTTGCTGGTAATGAAAAATCTTGAACCAAGTCAGAAAACCTTCTGGTCGTTTCTAGATCGAACCACGGTTCTTTCAAAATATTTATTTGAAACTCATACGGTTTAACTAAACCTTGGCCAGATTGTAACAGTGTTTTTAGTTTAGTTATTCCGTAGTTCATTGTTGTGTTCCTAGAATTTTTCTGATTTGTGTATTAACATCCATGTATACAGAATTTTCTTTTCTTCTCATGAACTTCTGTGTTGGTATAACAATAGCACTCTCCCAGTATTTAGGGTCTATTTCGTAGACAGAAGAACGAATTCTTTCTGTTTTGTATTTTTTGATACAAACAATATTCCTTGCAAATCTCTTTTGACTTTTTAACATATCATAATATAAACGAAATCTGCTATTTTCTCCTAATGTTTTATCCGTCAACAATGAAAACATGGAGTAATATGCCATCAGTCTATGGGTTGGTGGAAGATAATGAAAATTCATTCCTATTACTTCATTTTTGTTTGGGACGTTGAGTATAAAAATCAAAGGGTTCATGTCAAAATAAGGAAGTTCAGAATACGTTTTTGGTATATACCGAAAAGATACCATCTTACCAATTTCTGTGATTACTTCTGGTTTGAATTGGTTTCTATTCCTTATTTTTTGACTATATTTTTTGAATATTTCCACATCATATTTTCGAGTACCAAACATTTTAGCAGATGATTGAAATAGTTTTTGTGTTGAGATTGGAGTGTTTCTTGTTTTAGTTCTTTGAGACTCAAGAAGACTCATCGGATCGTTCTCTAACTGATCTGATTTGTTCATTTATTATCCTTCTTGAAAAGAGTATCTTCTGTGATTATCTTAAATTCCCAACCTCTTGATTCTGCGACTTTCTTAGCTGCTTCCCATTTTGCTTGATTTACCGCCCATGTTTTTGATTCAGATATGAATGTTTTAGTTGGTTTATCTGGTTTCTTTGGCGGAGAACATTGTTTTTTTGGTTTGACTTCAATCAGTATAGTTTTGATTTTTCCTGTTTTGTCTTTTATTTCAGTGTAAAAATCAACATAGTATCTGTGTTTTTTTCCGTCGATCGGCGAAGTATAAATGATAACAACTTCTTCAGAACCCCAACGGAGGACGGAAGGATTGTTATCCATCCAGTTCATAACTTTTCTTTCCCATAACGAACGATAAATACATTGGGTGGGATTGCCAATATACTTGGATGGATTTTGGGGTGTGTATTTGCCTTTATATGCCATAACACTCCTATATATGTCAGGGGGTTTTCATGCAAGATTTATACTTTCCGAACGACATAAAAACAAATAAAGAGTATCCATCAAAAATTCGTTTTAGAATTTGGGATCAAACCTCATTAGAAGGTGATCCAACTACAACCATTGTTCTTCCTGTTCCTGTTGCGTTATCAAACAACTATGGTGTGAATTTTGATGATATTGAAGTTGGACTTCTCGGTAGAATTTTTCAGAAGACCGGTGCAGAAGTCGTTAATCAGTTTGCAGAAGGTAAAACTAGCATCACTACAGTTGGAACTCAAGCTGCTTTGGATTTGATGACAAATAGTGTCGCCGGGGCAGGTGCTTTGTTTTTAGATAGTGATGCCGGTAAATTTGTAAGAGGAAAGTTAGGTGCAAGTGTCAATAGAGCAGGACAACTTACCGTCAATAAACCAAACAACAGAACTTTTTCTTTTAGATTTGAGATGGTCCCTCAAAACGAAAAAGAAGCACAAATGATCGAGTCTATAATTCAAGTATTGAAGGTCGCGATGCACCCACCAACAGACGCAGGGACAGAAGCTAGTCTTGGCGGTGCCGCAGGCTTTTTCTATTTTAACCCAGCAAAATTCCAAATAGACTTTCTGTTTTCTGGGGATGAACTCAATAAAAAGTTATTTAGGACATGGTATTGTTTTCTAACATCGATGGAAGTGAATTATCACAACGCTGGAGCCCCTGCTTATATGCCTGGTGGGTATCAAGCAAACAAGTCCATCAGTTTGAACTTTACAGAAATAAGTCCATTGTCAAGAGGTGCATTGAAGAGTGCAGAATTTGGCACGGACGGAGAACTCCTCAACATGACATCTAACTTCGGTGATTCGCGAACCATTTCTGATGTTGCATACGAAGCTCTCGGTACAGTAGCTGCACAAGGAAATGCTTTCGGTAATGTTGTTCTCGATGCCGCAGGAGGAAATGAATAATGACTTACTTTAAGACATTTCCAAAAACAGATTACGAATACACTAAAAGAATATCAAAAAAAGCAGTAGATATTCTTAGAAGAAATATCGTAGTCAAAGAGTTGTTAGATTCAAATCAATATGAATTACTGTATATAAACGAGAGTCAGACACCGCAAAGTCTGGCATTTAAATTATACGGTGACGCTAAACTCCAGTGGTCAATTCTTTTATTCAATGAAATTATAAATCCATTCTATGATTGGCCTGTTACTGAGGACAAACTGATCAGAAGAATGAATGCAAAATACAAGGGCATTTCTTTATTTGTAACGAACAATGAAATAACAGATTTGGATTCTGTTTCCGTGAATACCAAAACAGAAAACGCATCATATGTTGTAGGTCAACAGGTGTATGTTTATGAATCAGGCGGTGATCCTATCGGTAATGGAGTTCTGTATGAATATGACAGAACCGTTGGTCACATGAAGATAGATGGAGTTGATTCATTTACTCTTTCTGCTGGTGATTATATCACGGATGTCAATGGAAACAAAAAGATGTTCATCGGAAGAAAATTTGATGTTGTCCGAGACAGTCTTTGGTACTTCATCGACGATGATAAAATCATAAGAAACCCATATGAAAAAATAGGGACCACCAAACTGATAGACTTGTATGTGAGTAAAGATAGTTTGGCTATCACAAACCAAAATATCAATATCGTTTCAATAGATCAATATGAAAAGGCATTGAACGATAACAATAGACTTATTAAAATTCCAAATCGTTCAGTTATTTCTGCTATGAATCTTAAATTACGAGAGTTGAATCTAAGATGAATTTTGATGTAGATATCTATAGGTCAGTAACAGAAAGCATTTACCTAATTTGTCAGAAAGACGAAGGTATTCAACCCATCGATCTTATAGATTTTGTTAATAAAGTGACATTTCACGAAAGTATGAATCAGATGTTCATGAGTGGAACTATAGAATTCACTGTACCAAAAGGTTACTTTGGATCTCTTGGAATCAGAGTAGGAATTCAGGATGTATTATCAATAAAAATAAAATCTGTAAAATCAATATCAAAAACAAGTTACATTGATAATGATGAATCTATACAGGATGTATTCGTTGTGAATAAAGTTTCCAAAATTGATACTCCTGGCAATTCAATATTGGATACTTATAAACTAAATTTCATATCAAAGGAATCAGTAAAAGATAAAAGAGAAAGAATACAAAAATCTTTCAAGAATAAAAAAAGAAGTGATATTATTAAAGAAATCTATGAAAACAATATGAAGTCTGAATCAAATTTGACTGGAAATGCTGATACTGATCATGCAGACTTTTTCTGTGTTGTACCTAACTGGAATCCATCAAAGACAATCAACTGGTTGATGAGTGGTTGCGAAGCGGATGAAAGTAAAAATTTTTACTTCTTTCAGAGATTTTCAACTGATGGAAAAATAGAAACAGTCTTTGAAAATTTTAGAACATTATGTGGACAAGAACCTTCTGTTGGTTTAGATTCAAAAAATGCAAGTGGATATGTTTCAAATTTTGATGTTGCACAACAGTCCAATCTTTCTAACGATTATTTTGACAAAGCTAGAATGACTGTCTCTGATCCGATTGTTATGGAATATGATTTTTTACAGAATTCGATAAATGGATCATTGTCAAGTCGAGCATTCTTTTATGATATTACTACAAAAAAATATACTAAAAATGATTATGTGTATAAAGACGATGGGCCAGAACCATCTCTTCCAAATCTTAAAAAATTCATAACATCATCACCAATGATCGAAACAAATGAAACATATAACTCACCAACGAGTTCAGTTTTTCTTTTTCCAAAGGCCAAGTTTAGATTCGACAAAGCTGAATCAGAAGTCGGGGTTGACCGGACAGAACAATGGTATCAAGATCATATTTCACAAAAAGAAATTTCGATTGCAAATGCTGTAGTAATCGAAACGGCTGGTGACACGCAAAGAAGAATTGGAGAAACTGTAATGTTCTCCAACTTCATCAAAGATTATGATTCGGACAACTCTCCCTTTCAGCATGACGAAGATGGTACAGAAATGGGAGGTAAGTATTTGATATTTGGACTCGAACGAGTGTTTGAGTATCCAGAGGCAAATCCGCCTGGACAAGGAAAATGTTTAAATAGAATGGTGTTAGTACGAGACGGGAACCCAATATAATGTTAGATTTAACTGGATATCAAAATAATTTCGTATGGTGGATGGGTGTGGTTGAAGATCGAATGGACCCAGAGAGACTTGGGCGATGCCGAGTAAGAATTTTCGGAATACACCCGTCAGATAAAAACAAAGTACCAACTCAAGATTTACCTTGGTCCCACCCAATTTCTCCATTAAACTCTGCTTCAATAAGTGGAATAGGTGAAACCCCAGTTGGTCCTGTAGAGGGTACTCATGTCTTTGGTTTCTTTCGAGATGGAGAAAACGCTCAGTACCCTGTCATGATGGGAACTGTGCCTGGTATTCCACAGACTAGGCCTGATGTGGGTAATTCAGAAGAGTCCGGATTTCAAGATCCGGGTGAAAAGTATCCAAAGGATTCAGAAAAACATGGATTGGCAGAATCGGATGTTACCCGTCTTGCGAGATACAGATGGACAGATTGGGAAGGTTCAGAACAAAAAGAAGATAAACTTCCTCCATTGGTTCAAGATAAATTAGACAATAGAATAAAGTCTGTTCCTGTTGCAAACGGACTTGGTTTCTTTAGTGAACCGCCGACAAAATATGATGCAAAATATCCATACAACCATGTAGTTGTTACCGAGTCTGGTCATGTTTATGAAATGGATGACACTCCAGGCAAAGAAAGAATTCATGAATATCATTCTTCCGGTACTTTCACAGAAGTATTCCCTAAAGGCACAAGAGTTCAAAAGGTTGTAAAGGATAACTATGAGTTTACCCTTGGTGATAACTATGTAAATATCAAAAAGATTCAGCTGGATGACGAAGGAAATTCACATGGCGGAAACTTGTATGTGACAATTGAAGGTGATGTTTATGAATTCATCAATGGGAATGTAGAAAGACAGATTAATGGTAGTGTAAAAGAAACCATTGGTGGGAATTATTCAACTCATGTGAATGGTGACAGAACAATCAACATAGAAGGAAGTGAAGTAACTAAGATTCATGGTGACTCCACTAGTGAGTGTTATAACCTCACAGAGCATGTCATTGGTGGTCAAAAGAGATATTGCGAGAGTGAAATAGTTCTGGATAGTCCAAGAGGAGTTAAGATACAAACAGTCGGTGGTAACATAAACTTAACCGCTCTTGGAAAACCTGATGTGACATCACCGACAGGTTATATTAACGGCAACATTACCACTACGGCAACTGGAATCACTGAGGTAGTTTCTGAACAATCGGTTAGTCTATTATCGAACGAAGGTTCAATTGAATTAGGAACCAACAGAGGTGACATCATAGCCGTTTCCAGAAACAATATTGATATAACTTCGGCTTCGAATCTTCGTCTAAACTCAAACGGAGAAAGTAGATTCGTATCGAATCTTAACATGTATATGGGGACAAACAATGATATTAATATCAACTGTTTGAACTTAAATGAAACAATTGATTTGAGTTACACAAATTTCACAGGAAATGCTCACAACACCAGATGTAAACTTTTTAGTTTTACAAGTGAAAGTGATGGAACCCTGAAGGTTTCAAACTCACTCTTCTTAAATTCCACATCAATGTTGTGCAAGTCTAGCGGACTTTCTAGTTTCAGTGCATCTCAAATAAACATAGATTCGAGTGGTGCCACCAACATGAAATCAACAGGATTGACAAGTATATCAGGTCAGGTCATCAAGTTAAATTGAGGAGTATGAAATGTCTTGCAAAGATTGCCAGAACAATGTACCAGATAGAACAATTGATTTAGGATGTAGAGATGATGTCCTGTCTACCAATACTCTTGAACAAATTGCAGTTGGTCCAAGTTCAAGTATAAACGATTTAATCCAACAGGGAAAAATATCAATATCAAAGATCGATAGACCTTTGGACGCGGTGAAATATGTTTCATCGGCGGTGAAAGATATCAGTGTAAGATTCGGAAAAGTACAACCCGGACTCTACTATACTGAAGAGGATGCAAAGTCATTAAATGAACAAGTTGGTGTCGTATTTGATGACATTGAAAAGGGTCTTACTAATATTATAGACCAAATGGCAGAAAGAGAAAAAGAGATCAATGATTATGTCACCGATCAACTAAAGAACAGTTCTCTAGGTAAGACCATAGAAAATATATCGGAACCATGTGAAGATATTTTTGATGGATTTGAGTTTAACAGTCCGGTACTAGATTGGGAAAATCCAATAGCAAACTCTCCAACTTTGAAGGTTGGTACATGTAGACTTGTTACTGGATGCCAATTCTGTGATTTTCCTGGCGACATAAACATTCCTCCGTTTCCAGGCATACCTTCCTGTAATTTCACACCAGTAAAATCTTCTCTTTGCGGTTTTGAATTTTTTGATCCTATTGCTACGATTACCAATGTTGTCAATGGTTTTCAGTTATTTGCTACTGAAGTTGGTTCGTTTGCATATGCGTTTGTTGACCTTGCAAATTTAGCAACAGGGTTTTTGGGTAGGTGTATTATTCGTATATTGAATTGTTTCACATCTTATTTTACTGGTCAAAATTTAACAACCCAAGCCAATCTTTTGACATCAAATATAAGAGAACAAATTGCTGCTACCAGTGCTTATATGAATGCAAGAGCTGCTCAGATCAGTACAGTTCTTGCGACTATTCGAAACATCGTTCAGTCTGCTGTTAATGAATTATTCAGATTCTTATCTGAAATACTAAACATGTGTGATCCGTGTAAGATTGTGGAAGCTGTTTCGAATCCAGCATCTCTACCACAACTTCCTAATTTTGGTTTCTAAAATAGTCATACATAGAGTGGGAGAATACCATGCCGAATAGATTTACATCAACAGATTTAGATTTAAATTTTTCTGCTCATCCTGTTTCGGGAGATGTGTCAAAATTAACTGGCGTGAATGCGGTGAAAAAATCACTACAAAATATTGTCCTCATGAATGCTTATGAAAAACCATTTCATCCAGAAATTGCAGGTAATATAACCAACCTATTATTCGAACTGGAAAGTCCCTTCATCGAAGTTGACATTCGAGAACGATTGGAAAAACTCATAACAAACTATGAACCAAGAGTGAGAATCAGAGACATCAAAACAATATCCAACCCAGAAAAAAATTCATTAGATTTGAGAATATATTTTTCTATTGGAATTGGTGATGTCGTAGAATTAACCACCGTATCATTAGAGAGAATACGATAATGTCTAAAAACACTTCACTACCAATTGACAGTCTTGAGTTTGATGATATCAAGAACAATTTAAAATCATACTTACAATCTCAAGATGTTTTTAGTGATTACAACTTCGAAGGTTCTGGTTTAAATATTCTTTTGGATATTTTAGCATACAATACTCATTATCAAGCATTCTATAATAATATGGTAATTTCGGAATCGTTTATTGACAGCGCTACAAGGCCTGATTCTATATTTTCTTTGTTGAAACTCTTAAATTATCTTCCCCAGTCAACTCTGTCTTCCAAAGCAAAAGTTACTATTTATTATAGTGATGTCACTGGTCAGACGAAACCATTTAACAATGCAATTTTACCAGAGAAAAAAATATTCACCACGACTGTTGATTCTACTACTTACAATTTTACAAATCCAAAGTCAGCTCAATTTGTTCCCTGTTCGTTCGATGCAAATGGAAATGCAACCGAATGGGTGGCAAAAGATGTAGAGATAGTGCAAGGAACATTCTTCTCCACTGATTATATTTTTGATAACTTGGTTTCTAGAAGATATAAAATTCCTAATGCGTTTAGTGACAATCGTTATCTTAGAGTTTATATCAAAGATTCTGAAGAAGATAATAATTCAATCTCAAACGAATGGAAAAGATCAGATTCGCAGTTGACACTCGACGGAGAAAGTAAAGTATACTTCATCCAACGAAGTTTTGATGGATATTATGAGATAGAGTTTGGTGATGATGTATTTGGAAAAAGACCAAATGTGGGTGATGTCATTTCGATTGAATATTTGGTTTCGAAGGGCGATGAAGCAAACGAAATCGGAAAAAATGACCGATCAGGGAATAGAACATTTTCATTATCATCTGAAGGTGTTGGATATGAAGTTGTTGTTCAGGAAAAAGCCACAGGTGGAGCAAAGAAAGAAACTTCTGCATTTGCGAAGAAAGTAGGACCACTTTATTTTCAATCACAAAACAGGCTTGTTACTCCACAGGATTATAGAACAGAAATTCTTAGACAGTTTCCTCAAATAAAATCTCTGCTTGTTTATGGTGGGGAAGACGCAGTTCCACCTCAGTATGGAAAGGTTTTTGTTGTAGCAAATACAAAAACTTCAGTACCGTTGTCTATTCAGGAAAAAGAAGGAATTATTCGTAATATCATAAAGAAGAAAAACATAGTTGGAATCATTCCAGAGTTTATTCCTGTTGATTACACATATGTTCGACTGAATCTTGATGTCTTATACAATGACGAATATACTTCTCTTTCATCCGATGCGGTCAAATCTATTATCAGAAATCTGATACAAGAATACACAGACAATGCACTTGAGGATTTTGGTTCAAGTTTTAGAGGGTCTACAGTTATTCGAGACACAATAGAATCAGAACCTTCAATCGTGTCGGTGAATCTTTCAACCGGAATGGAAAAACGAATAGACCCATCTTCTTTCTTGAATATTAAAAAGGACTATGACGTAGTTTTCCCAGGCGGCATTCAAAAGAAATCATCTGGTTCGAGTATAGAAAGTAATGTGTTTGTTGCAAATGGTGTTCGATCCTATCTCAAAGATAATGGATCGGGAATCGTACAGTTGTACTATATTGATGGCCGAGGAAACCAAGTTGTAAGTCAATCAAATATTGGCACGATTAATTATGATAAAGGAACAGTTGTTATCAAACAACTGAAAGTAGAAAGTATTCCAAATGATTCTTACATAAGAATATATGCTTCATCTAAAACTAACGACATAGAAGTTGTAAGAAATCAAATACTCTCGATCGACGAAAACGATCCAACTTCAGTGAACATTACTATAAAATTATCAGACGACATACCAGCTTGAGGTTTAAATGACTAACTATAATCGAAATAAAATCTCAACATCAGTTCCAGAAAATCTGCCGGATTTTGTTGTTGAGCAATATCCAAAGTTTGTTACATTTGTCGAAGAATATTACAAGTGGTTAGAATCACAGGATAATGCTTATTTTGCACCATTAAGTTTGAATGGTTTGGTAGATTTAGATACTACTGTAAATGATTTTGTTGATTATTTTAAATCTTATATCTTTCCAAAGTTCCCAGAAAAAAATAAATCAAGTAAAGGTGATGAACTTGATGTACGGATCACACTGAAAAAGATTCGTGATTTTTATCAAGCAAAAGGAACAAAAGATTCTATAAAGTTTTTGGTTAGATTGCTTTTTGATGTTTACTCTGAAATATATGTTCCATCCGAGGATATCTTTGTTGCATCTGGAGGTAGATGGGATCAACCAAATATTATTCGATGTCTAGACACAAACCCTGCCAGAAATTCTACTCTCAGAAATCTTAGAATATCTTTTTATGATTCAAATGGTAATTCAACTGGGTCTGCTAGAATCAAAGACCTAAAGCAATTCAGTAGGAATGGCAAACAGATAATAGAATTTGATTTGATAGAAATAATTGGTAATGTTGTTTATCCAGGCACGATGAGAGCAAAAACTAATCAGGGTGAGAATATAAACATTTCTTTGATTAGTATGGTGGATAAAATCACGGTTTCTTCCAAGGGTTCTAATTATTCTCTCGACGATACGATAGTAATTTCAACAACCTCTGGTTATTCTGGTGTATCTGCGAAGGCTTCTGTTCAGTCTTTAGACAAAAACGGAGGTATTCGATCGATTCGAATTGATGATCCGGGTCTGTTTTACTTTCCAATTAACAACCTTTTGCTTCATTATACTTTCGATGTGACTAGTCAGACAGGAACTGGTGCGAGTGGTTTCGAAATTTATACTTCACCCCTTGTCAAAAAACCAGGCGTTTATCAAAATAATGACGGACAGCTTTCATCCACCGAGAAACTACAAGATAACTTTAGATATCAAAAACATTCTTATGTTGTTCGAACAGAAGCCAACCTAAATGAATATAAGAATACCCTACGGGATCTTGTTCACCCCGCAGGAAAATTGTTACTTGGTGATTATTTTGTTTATAGAAACCACCAAATACCATTGGATGCTGCTGGTTTTGGATTGTTCTGTGTTCAAGAACCATTCTTTGCTAATTATTTCCCGTATAGTATTGCAACACTCGAAGATGGTGCTACAACTGAAGTTGGAGCGTTTGGTATTCTTCCTTCAGACTTTGACCTTCGAGGTGTTTCGACAGAAGGATTGCAAGGTTCTAATCAAGATCCTCCTTTCTATTTTGATTATTTTCCTTTTGGATATGATGGAACAACTGGGTATACGATTGCAGACGAAGAAAGTGCGAGGTCATTACTCGGTGATGGTATTTCTTCTGGGTGGAATGTCCAAAACTTTAATAGATTCGGTGGTCAAGGAGCCACTTTAGAATTCTTTGCACGAAAGAGAATCAACAAAGCGATTATAAATTTCTATCAAGAACAAAATGATAATACTGGTTTTTATAATCATCAAAATAATGCTTTTTCTGTTGGAGAATTTGTACATCAAGGAGAAGATGGTCCAAATCAGGCAAGAGGTAGAGTTCTGAAGTGGAGAGGAAATCCTCTTGCGAGCACTCCTGGCACTCTTACGGTTGAAGTCCTTAATGGTGAATTTGTAACTGGAGTAGACCCAGATCAAATACCAACAGGAAATACTCTCGGGTGTATTGCATATGGACTCACTCAGGGAGAAGCATATACAGGCGGCGGAAACCTAAAAAGCATCATTCAATTCTGGACAGGTGATACCGCTTCTATTCATAATGAGAATGCGTTTTCGCCTGGAGATGTTGTTTATGAATACAACTCTTCCAGTGATGGACCGCCAAGAGGAACCGTTCTTGGTTGGAGCGGTGGTACTTACGGAACACTTACTATTCAACTCACAAGATCACCAAACGGAATTCCAGCAGAATTCAGTGGTGATACCGATCCTGATAACTCAAACTACACAAATAGAATTTCTTTCGTGACAAATGGAGGAACGGCATACACAGGCGGTGGCGTCCTTGAATCTCTTATAACTTTCAGAACAGGCGGAAATACACACGCTGATGATGCTTTCACGATTGGTGCTACAGTTTCTCAAGGAGATGCTCAGGGAGTAGTTATAGGGTGGACTGGTGGTACTTACGGGCAACTTACACTCGAAGTAGTTACTGGTGATTTCCAAACAACAACAACTTCAACTGATCCTTTATCCGAATTTACCACAAACCATGAAGAAAAGATAATTTTAGGAGCCGATGGTTCAACATACACGGACGGGGGAAACGACAGAGCAATAATTGCGTTCTGGAATGGATTAACGAATCACTCTCCTTCTGCCTTTACCGTGGGAGAAAAGGTCCATCAAGGCGAGTTTGGAGACGATCAAGCAAGAGGAACAGTTATAGGATGGATTTCGGCTTCGGCTGCTCTGACTCTTAGGGTAGATAATGGTTCCTTTAGAACCGGAACTGAAGGTGAAGTTCCAACTGATGTCACTACTGGGTGTATAGTTTTTGGTGAAACCACGGGAATCCCATACACAGCAGGTGGTTCTTCAGATGGAAACTCTGGAGGGTATGTAATAGCTCTTCTATCGACTGAAAATTTTTACAACGGGGGAATCGTCGAAAGTGTAGTAGGATTGCCCGGACATTCTGGTGGTCATATCTTATCGGTGCAAACTGAACCATATAATTATGGTGGATTTGTAACAAATCTTGTTGAATCATATTCACTTGAATATACTGGATCAACTTTGCCTGGATGGCCTTCAGATAATAATGATTTTTGGATTGTTCACCCTCATCCAAATACATGGCATAAAAATGTATCAGAAGGAACCGGTTGGGGCGATATTACGATTGGTGATTTTATAAAGAGCTCTGCTAAGTTAACTTCACCTCCTATTCGTGATTTTGAATGCGATTCGACACAAACATCAAATGATTTTTTTTTTACTCAACCAATGACTTCTCCTAATATCATTTCGTATGATCTAACGGGCGAATTCGTAGAAGAACCATTCAGTCTTACATATGATATTGAGAGTCCTACTTCATATACACTGAGAAATGAGTGGCATATCCTTCCACCAGAATGAGGAATCAATAATGTATTTCTATGATTACAACTACGATGACCAACAGGGAGAAAAGTATAATGAAATTTATACTTATGATAAAACATGGAACGAATCAAGTTCAGCTAATAGACAAAAAGTAACAGGTGTTAATCTGGAAAATTTTTGGATTGATAAGTATGGACAAGATTTTTGTCCATATAGATCAGTGGGATACAGTGACATTGGATTTCGAAAACCAAATCAAAAAAGAGTAGGTGGAATTTCTATTGGTCAACCCGGTTCTTCTCCTTTAGAATATACTAATGGTTCACATCCTCGTTATATTCATTTTGGAAACAGATTAGTTGGTGTCTGTGGTCATTGTATGTCAAGTGTTGGTCTTCCCACTGGTAAAGCTGTATTTTTTAAATCTGACGGAACAGCAATAACATATGATATAGAAAATTGGCAACCTGCAAATGACGTAGCATCGCAAACAGCTTTTATTCAAAATCCAGTAAATTTAACTTTTTCTTTTGGTGATTTTAGAATGTTTCGTTTAACATCAGATCCAGAACTAGATGGTATTCCTGCTGTGAAAAAAATGTTTGGATTTAGCAGTAGTGCAATTATGGCAAATCAATTATACCATCTTGGTCTTGGATTATTTATGCCAGGAATCGGAAATAATGGAGCTGGCGGACTTTTTGGTGGTGGACAAAGAATTGTTTGGTCTGGTGACTCTGGTACTCAGAAGTATATTAAAACAGATGATGGATGGTTTATGACTTCGGCGGTAGGATCTGGACCCCCTTCAAATATCATGTCTACGTTGAATCTAGTGTCCGAAACAACTGATTATGAGGAGATTGCACCTTCTACTAAAAAATATTATGTAATGGAACAACTACAAGATTATACTCCATCAATAAATCAACAAAACAATAGTACTTTTTATGATTTTAAACTACAATCTAAATTATTTGCTGATAATGAATTTGGATCTTCGTCTAAACTATCAAATATAATAACAATGAAGAAAAAGTTCGGAGATGCTCCTTCGTTTAATCCAAATATATCGCCTGAACTGGAAATTGGAACTTTTTTTGGTTCAGGACTTACTCTTTATATAAACCCTGAAGGAAATTCAACTGTATTCTCTCCACTTCAAAATAATATGTATTCTGCAAATCAACCAAGTTCATCTCAAGTATCATATATCATGAACGATGGAAATGTTCTAGGAGATGGTTCAAATCTTCAAAACACAGATGTTTTTATTCCATATGCAGGTGAAACTGGATCATTGGTTTGGGAAGTTACAAACCCTTGGGGAATGGATTCTGTTTCCTCTATAATTGATATTGTGGCTTTGGATCCACTTGTATACACCTATGGTTATGATCCATTAACTAAAGTGTTTTCTGGTACTGTTTCGGGTGGTACTGATTTTGATTTATCTATTCCTCCACAAATAAGTATTTTTTATTCTTTTTCGAGTGGAGCAACTGCATCAACAGTCACTGAAGAAACATTCAATTTAGAAATAGATATGTCCGATTTCGATACATTATATGGAGTGACTCTCGGTGAATCTTTTATAGCTTATGGATCTGTAACGAGTCGGGTAAATGAGAATCAAAACATAAGTAGTACCGTTTATGGTGAATATACTTATGGTGGATTGTTACCGAGTTAAAAAATATAAATACCAAGAGGATAAAATAAATGACCAATCTACAGTTTTCGTTTAATGTATCAGCAGCTCAATCATTTCTTAATGATTTTTCATCAAAGAATGATTCTTACTATATGATGATTTCAAGACCTCAAGCATGGGTCAATGATGATATTCCTCCTGCCGTTGTAGATTCGGTTTCTGAACAAGTTGACTTGTGGAAAAACTGTATTGCTGCCAAGAAAATAAATTCAGAGAATGTTCGTCTTGTAATAGACAGACATGACTGGGAATCTGGTGCTGTGTATTCGCAGTTTTCTGATATTCAGGAAATTTTTAGATCCGTCACATACGATAATCAACCATTTTATGTAATGAACTCACAATACAAAGTGTACAAGTGTTTAGATAATAATGGTGGTTCTCAGTCCACAGTAGAACCAACACACACATACGCTGACATACAAACACCAGGCGCAGACGGATATGTGTGGCAATTCATGTATCAATTATCAGAAAGTGATTTTGATTTTGTAACCGATGGATTTATCCCAGTTTCTCTTGCTGGATCTACCACTAAAATCGGAACCATTGAATACTTGCAAAGAGAAGTTCAAGAAAATGCAAGAGGTGGTGCTATATTTAATGTGAGGGTAAATCAGACAGGAAGTTACTGGCAAGATGCTAGAATATTAAAAGGTGGAAAGACTGTCGAAGATTTCTTCGTAAAACACAAAATAACAAACATAGAAAATGATCAAGAGTATTATGTAAATTCCGAGGGAGTGACATATGATGTCGCTAGGTTCTCAGCTGCTGGAATGAATTCTTTTTCTAAAGACTATTATCGTGGTTGGGCAATCACAGATTATGACATGGGTACATCGACGATCGATGACCAAAGCTTCGATTATAGTGTCATTGGTTACTATAAGAAAATAATTGGAAACAGTGGTGATTTTGTTTACACGTCTCGATTCGAATCTGATCCAGAAACAACTGTAGGGTATTATAATATAGTTCCTTATGTTTTCATCACAAACGGAACAGGTTCAACTCAAGAAACGAATGTAATCGTGGCGCCTGTGTTTGATGATGTTGTTGGTTCTACTGATGCTAGTTTAATACGAGACAACGAATTAACTGTGTTAGAATCTAAAAAGATAACTAGAGTCAGAACACTAGATCCCGGATCCGATGTGTATCAACCTTTTGTTTTGGTGTCCCCTACACCTTCGGGATTAAATTCCGGTGCAGGGTTCAATGCTGACGCATTTGCTTCTCCGCTAGGTGGTCATGGATCAAATGCGGTGGAAGAATTGGGTGCAAATAAAGTAATGATTCGAGTTCTTCTCAAAGGTTCAGAATCAGGAGCTTTTGATGTTCAAAATGATTTTAGACAATTCTCTATTATAAAAAACCCTCACAATTCAGGATGGACTTCAGATGTGGTCGAAGGTTCTGTTGCGGGTTCAAAGACACCAGACTATACAATATTGAATGTGAGAAATGATCTGAATACCGTTTTGATTGATATGGCTAGCACATTACAACACTCACAAAGTGCCTTCACTATAGGTCAAAAAGTCCATCAGGGAGAATATAGCCTTAATCAAGCACGGGGAACAGTTTTGAAATGGATAGGAGGAGTCGCTGGACAACTCACACTATCGGTTGATAATGGAAAATTTAGAAGTTGTACACCTGAAGAGATTTCAACAACATCTGGTAGAATCTTTTATGGCGAAACAACAGGAACCGCCTATACAGGAGGAAGTGCTGGACCTTTTGGTGGATTTATTGATTCGGTCGTAACCAACAAATCTTTTGTGAATCAATCTTACCCAGAAGGATCTCTGGTATATGGTCTTGATTCTGGTTCTACAGGAAAGGTAGTATCATGGAGATCAGAATCTGACGGGGAACGAGGAACTTTAACTCTTCGAAATGTTGTTGGAGATTTTATTCCTCCAAGAGTAGCACTAGGAACCCAGTTGGACGGTGAACCAGTTTTTGGTTTTAGTGTCTCCTCAAATGGAAACTATAGCATATCAAATACACCGGTTTCAGTTATCACTAAGATAACCAAAGAACCAGTCACAGTTGATGAATCACATCGTCTCACCAAAAAGATTACATCGTTCTTTTCAGATCCAACATTCCAGTTAACTCCAAGTTTATTGGATCAACCATTGAAGAAGGAAAATGGTGTTTTCAACTCTACAATCGTGAGTATGAATTATACTGATGGAGTTACCTCTGGTGTTGATGGAAGTACGGTAGATTTTTATGTGACTTCAGTTTCTGGGTCATTAACAGGAGGGGATGTTTTAAATCTTTCTGGATTTACATCCTCATACATTTCAGGTTTAGAACCCGAATTTTTACCATACACCGGACAAGTGTTATACATAGAGAATGTAAGACCTGTACAAAGAAACTCAGATCAAGACGAAGAAATCAAACTCGTCATTGACTTCTAAGGAGCGAGATAAATATGCCTTCATACGATCCAGACCTGACATCAGGTGATCCATACTACGACGATTTCGATGGTACTAAAAATTATCTGAAAATTTTGTTCAAGCCTGGATTTGCTGTTCAAGCTAGAGAACTTACTCAACTCCAAACGGTCTTACAAACACAAATCGAAAGATTTGGAAACTTTGTATTTAAAAATGGAACTCCTGTTTACGGATCTGGTCTTACAGAAAAAAGCATATCTTTCGTCAGAGCTCAAAGTCTATCTGATGCGAATGTTTCTGCAATCGTTGGTGATGTTGTAACTGGAACCGGAGACAAGGCAAATCTTCGTGCAAAGGTAATCAAGGCGGAAACTGGTTTATCATCTGGATCAGATACATTCCCAGTATTATTTTTGCAGTATCTAAGTGGTGGTGGTACAGCTGGAGATTTCTTCACGATCAACGATGAAGTATACAGTGAAAATCAAGATATATCATTCAATGTGAAAGAAAATGAAAATGATCTGATTGCTGCGACAGGCGATGCACTGGCATGCTCTATTGACTCTGGTATATTTTATGTTGATGGATTCTTCGTTTATATAAATCCACAGACTGCAATCCCATACAGACTTTCTGAAGAAAATGAAATTGAAAAACCATCAGCGTTAGAAATTGGGTTCGAGTCTGGAGCTCCCGATGGCGTTCGATTATACCAGTACCCAACCAACAGAGTTGGTCTTCAGATTAACAAACAAGTTATTGATGCGTTCGATGATGCTACACTAACAGACCCATCTCGCGGATCTTATAACTATTCGGCGCCTGGTGCGGATCGGTATCAAGTTGATCCAGTGTTCACTTCCAAAGTATTGAACATAACAACAAACACCCCAAGTGAATTTATTGATGAAGATTTTGTCGATGTCCTTCGAGTCGAAAATGGAATTGTTACCAGACGATACAACAGAACAGAACTTTCAGGTTTAGAAGATACTCTTGCAAGACGAACATATGATGAGTCTGGAAATTATACGGTAAGACCTTTTAATGCAAGTGTATTGAATCATCTTAGAACTGACAAATATCAAGTTGATGTTACACTTACATCGATAAGTGAAATATTCTCTCAGGGTGACATTATCTTTGGTTCTGGTTCTACCGCAGAAGTTCTTGATGTTCTTGATCGAACAAACTATGTCGGTGCAACAGCCCAACGACTCATTGTTGACATGCAAACTGGTCGGTTCGATGAACAAGACACCATAGTTGAAACTGGAGTTTCTCCTGCAGCGGGTGGTGTGATGACCAAGGTACAATTCCTTCCAGATGCGACTGGTGTATATTCTACAGAGCAAGGAGGAACGGCTGATAAACTAGCGGTTTCCATTAACCCAGGCAAAGCATATGTTTTCGGTTACGAGTTCGAAACACAATCCCCAACCAACATCGAAACAGATAGAGCAAGAACAGATGATTCTCTCCAAGGAATCGATCTAAATGCTATTGTTGGCAATGCGATGATTGCAGAAACCGATTACCTCCCTGCAAACGATGAAGCTATCAAATATTCAGGAAACAGATTTGACAACTATCCGTTTGACAATACAACAACAATTCTCGGAGCTGCTGGTCCATTTAGTTACAACAATTTCCCGCAGGTTGATTTGAAATCAGATTATGTTCAAATCAATATTCCATATAGAGCAAATGAATCTGCTAGAGCAAAGATCAATTACTGGGCTCCTCTTTTTGCCACCGAACACAATGCAAACTACGATAGCGCTTTGGTTCTTAGTAATTTTTCTTCAGCAACTCTTGCATCCTCATCCGATTCTCTGGTAGTTGGTCAAAACTCTGGAGCATATTACTTACCAACAGTAGCCACTGATGGCGGATATTCTACGATTGGTCAAGGTGTTGATTTTGCTCCAAATGAAAAACTCGACAGGTATTTGCAGAAAATAGTTTTTAGTGAAGGTTATAGAAGTACCGCTAGGTATTCAACCTTTAGGGGACTAGATCATGCTGCTGATGCTGGTTATAACCAGATTTATGGTGATTTTATGGGTGAGGTCGCAGAACAAGGAGCTACCTGTGCTGCCCTTCGACAGATTTTCTTAGGAAACATAGATCAAAGCGTGGGTGAAGGTGTTGGTCCAAGTGCATATCTTAGATCAGCTGGTATTGCAAGAAGATGGATTCCAGCAGGAACTGTTGCGAATAGAAGAAATAGTTCATTGATAATTCAGTCTGCTGGTCCTGGCGGATTTTCCAAGGCCGGAAATGTTATTCAACAGGGATGGGCTGGTATCTCTGGAACCACTCAGAATTGTACCCCAAATGCTTACGGATCTAGTATTCGAAGCATCGTGAACAAAAGCGTTTATGCGATTCGAGTGGGGGATGGATATCAAAACGATAGTGTACCATACAACGAAACATTAAACTTTGCTGTTGGTGAAGTCGTCAGACAATTCCAATATGGTGTTACGAACGATGCCTCAGCTGGTGGATTTGAAATAGCTGGAGGTTTGTATACAAATCCAAATGATCTCCAAGAAGCAATCGGTGAAGTTCTCGCATGGGTATTGACTTCTTCTGGACCTGTAGTTTACATTGAGCTCGTATCTGGAGATGTTCCATTCTTACCAACATGCGGGTTTAATTCGTCTTCATATCCCGGAATCATTCCGACATCATTCAAAACATCATGCCCTAATAAATTTGTTGGGTTTATTGACAGTGTTTCAACTGAAATTCCAGAAAACGGTGGGGAAACAATCGATTATGTATTGACGTATGGAGCAATTGATGGAACAGATCAAACTCTTGACGTTCAAGAAATTATTTTCGATGCGGACGATAACGGAATTTTACAAAACGGTTATTTGAATCTGATGCAAGATGATGTGATCGATGGTATTCCCAATTCAGATTTTAATCCGGGTTCACCTGCAATATCTGGGAAGACGGTAGAAGGAATTGTAGAAGACGGATATGTTTCTGACAATTACAAGCATGGACAATATGTTCTTCAGTTCACATATAATGACTGGGTTGACACAGTTTTGTCTTATGATGATTATATCAATAACGCGGATATAATCAACAAGGGCGTGGTTGTAAGTTGGGATCCAAGTCAGAACAAATTAATCACATCACTGTGTGATGGATTCCAAGGATTCCAAAGAGATTTAGGTTACATCTTTGGTCTATACGATCACACATGCGACAATAAGTTTGTTGCTTATGGTGCAAATGGAATTGCTTCGAACTCTACCGTTCTTTCAGACTTTTCAGCGATAGTCGATCTCAAGGACACATATAATGTAACAACGAAAAACTTTGTAGGGTTTGGAAGTTATATCGAAGGCGAAACCGCTTCTCAGTTGTTACAGTCCAAGAGTAATTTTGTCCCAGGCCGTTACTATACCGTCGGCGAATCTGTTGTTCAAGCTGTACCGGGTGGAACTCCAACTGGGTATGCAACTGGTGTGGTTGAATCCTTTTCTGCTAGGGATTTAGGAAATTCTGGTGACACTCAAGACACTGTTCTTCTTATAAAGACCAATCCGGGTCCAACATTTGAAGTTGGATTTAATGCCTCTGGAATATTGGAAGGTACTGTTTCAAACGGGGTTTATGTTAAGAGTCCTACTGGTAGGATTACAACAAACACAAGTGCGTATGGATTAAGTAAATCATTCTTTAGTGGTCATCTGGGAACAGGTGGAAATTCTTCAGACCAATACTACAAAAACGTGCCAGTAACAATAGGTAACGCAAGAATTAGACAGATCCGTGAACTGTCAAACGATGCACACATAGTATCTTTCTTTGATGTAAATATGTTCAACAAGAGAGAAAATAAGAGTTTCTTCTTGAGTGAAACAAAGAGTGTCTACTATGGATACGCTAAGAATTCTGATGCAGTTGGTCCCGACAACACATTTGGCGGCAAACTTTTCGATATACATCCAAATTATCTTGGTAGAGTTTATAACCCAGATAAAACTTCATTAATGTTTGAGGTTCCTGTCGGTGATGTTGTGAAGTCTATAAATTCTATGGACTACAGAGCGATTAAAGAATTTACAATAGACTTTGGTGTAAATACAGAAACGTCGATTTCGAGTGGAAATTCTCTTCTTAGATTTGTGGGCGGAGGAAGTTCTGGTGGTGTGGTTGACGGTGTTGACCTGAACAATTACATCATGATAGACAACGACGGAAAGATCATGGATCTTCTTTCTGATGCGTTCACTCTTCGAACCAACAATACAGATTTTGGTGATTTTGGAAAACTTACCATCACCAAAAATCAAGGCGGTGGTACTGGAACATTCCCAACAACAACTCGATTCTCCTTGATTGCTTCTCTGGATGTTAACCCAGGCGAAAATATTCAATCAAGTCCAATTCGATTCAAGAAACTGAAAGAATTCACAGAAACATTTGCTTCTGGTGATATTAAAACAACCAAGGATGGACAAAAATACTTCGAGTTGTCAAATAATGATATCTATAGTTTCATCGATGCTTATGATAATGGTGTGGGACTTACCGCAGATGTTTACGACAAATTCACTCTTGACAATGGCCAGAGAGATAATCTGTACACAAGAGGTAGACTATATCTAATCAACAATGGTCTTTCTGATTTTGGTTCAACAACAGATGTATCATTTGGAAATGCTAATTTTGTAACACCAGTAGAAGTGACATATCGTTACTTTGAACACAGTGGAGTTGGTCCTTTCGTTGCCGAATCGTATATTAACGAAACTCCTCAACAATCTGACGAGTTGAAATTCACATTCGATGATATTCCAGTTTATGTTTCTCCAAATTCAGGAGAAGTTACTCGTCTGAATAAGGTAGTAGACTTCAGGCCATCGTTTAACGGTACAAACTTCACCGATGTTTTCCTACCAGCAAGTGGTCAAGCATTCAATATATCATACTCATACTACCTGCCTCGAATTGACCGGTTGGTGGTTACAAGAGATAAAAACTTTAAGATCATTAAGGGTGTTCCGGCTCTTGATCCGAAATCACCAGACGATGTAGTTGATGCGATGGAACTCTACAAATTCTATATTCCTGCTTACACATATAATCCAAAGGATGTCGTTTCCAAGTTCATAGAGAACAAACGATTCACAATGAGGGATATTGGTAAGTTGGAGAAGAGAATCGAAGAGATTGAATACTTCAGTACCCTTTCATCTCTCGAACGAGAAACAGAAGCCTTGTTTGTGAAAGATGCGAATGGTAACGATAGATTCAAGAATGGAATTATTGTAGATCAATTCACTGGTCACGATATTGGTGATGTTCAAAA